GACGGTGTGACCCCTGCCAAGGTGTGGCTGCTGAGGTCAGCTGGACAGGGAGCGGTTGAACCGATTGTGCAGCTCTTCCGTGGGATAGACTCGGATTCAAGAGCGTCCCAGAATCGTCTCCGTTCTGTGGCTAGTGTGCCATTGCTCCACTGGGATGAACCACACGCTGCCACCATTGAGGTGGTCGCTCCCCCGAACGTGCAACCAGGTGCCGTCGCTGTTCTTGGAGCAGTGGTTGAGCCCGGCAGTGCACCGCGTGAAGCGCAGAATACGATCGATTTCAGGCTAGACCTGACTGACGCGTTGATTGATGCTTTTCGTTAGGACGGCGGGGGGCCGTGCACCAACCTGGATGACAGGGATACCGATGGCGACGAGCAGGAGCAGACGTGAGGAGGAAAACAAGACGGCTTACGCCGCAATGGCGCCTAGCGTTGCCAGTCGATTAGCACTCGGGCTCGATGACTATGCCTTGACACTCGCCCTCTCCGTCTTGGAGGAGGGTGGGCTCCCTAACCCCACTAGGGCACAGTCTGAGTGGGAAGAGTTGCTGGGAGACGCATACGCTAGAAGAACATCTCGGGAAGAGGTGAGTTGGAGTGAGGAATGGTTCGCAGGGCTGCAGAAGAAGTTCCGCGTACCAAAGAAGGTAGCAGCAGACGCTCCTTTTGGGCGCGGCACAGCGCGCGACAACATCGGCCTCTACTGGGAGACGCGGACTAAGATCGATAGAACCTTGATGCAGCCAGTGATCGATTCCCTCGGTTTAGCGGATTTGCCGAACGGGCACTTGATCCCACTCCTCAAGAAAGCTGGGGAGATCTTCAAGCACCACGGTGATCTGTTGCTCCCTGGGTCATGGCACCTCTGGGTGGATTCACACCTGCTCTTCGGCGCGCAACCCGCCACCGGTGAAGCACGTGAGAAGTTCGCACAGCAGATTCGCGACTGGGTGGCGCACAAAGAGGGACCTGAGTGGGAGGAGAAAGAAGAGTTGATGCTACGTGGGCTGGACATACTTGACGCCACGATCCCAATGGCGCAGGATAGAGGGAGAGACGCTGATGAGTGGTTATCGCGGCCCGGGACGTGGTTGACGAACGGGTCAACTGATGACGCGATCGTGCCAGGTAGCTCACGCACCAAGTTTTCGACTTTTGCAGCGCTCACAAAACATGACCTGATGGCGCGTTTGCTTGACTCGTCAGCACCAGTGTGCAAGGTAGCGGAGAAGAGAGAGAGGGGCAAGTTGCGCAACATCGTTGCTGCGCCGACAAGTCTGTTCATGCAGCAAGCGTTCGTCGGTCAAGTAGCAGAAAGGCACTTCTCGAAGTGGATCCCAACTTCACTTTCGAAGGACTTCGGCTTCAGCGACTGGTACAGGTGGAGCAATGGTATGCGCGACATGCTGTTGGTGCCAATAGACCAGAGCGCTTTTGACCACCAACCGTCGCTTAAGGTGATCATGCGGATTGTGGATATGGTGATCAAGAAGTGCTGCCCTAGAACCGCGATTGGTGAGGAAGTGGCGCGCATCCTCCGAGGGCGCATGACGGTATCCAGTGTGATGTGGGACGGGGTGAGCTACCCACACTTACACGGTCTGCTGTCTGGCTGGAGGTGGACCAGCCTCATGAACACTATCCTAAACGCCGCCGAGTATACAGCGATAGCAGCAGACGTCGGCATCCAATGGCGCAACACGGCGCAGTACACGTGTTTCCAGGGTGACGATGCCCTGTTGCCAGTCGGGTCTTGGCTCGATGCTTGGCGTGTCGTGAAGGAGTACATGCACACGCTGCCTGTCAACCCGGGGAAGTTCTTCATCGACACGAAGAGAACTGAGTACCTCCGCATGGTGTTGACACCAAACGGCAGGTATGGATATCCCGCGCGGTCACTCCCCAGCTTGACCTTTGCTAACGCTTGGGCTGGGGGGGTCCTGGACCCGAGGGGCATAGTTGATCAGTGGTCCTTGCA